GCACTGGCGGCACTGGCGGCACGGGCGGCACGGGCGGCACGGGCGTCACTGGCGGCACTGGCGGCACTGGCGGCACGGGCGTCACTGGCGGCACGGGCGGCACTGGCGTCACTGGCGGCACTGGCGGCACGGGCGTCACTGGCGTCACTGGGCATCATCGCCAACACGCCATCAACCATCGCTCGTAGGTGTTGGTCCTCCCACCACGGGTATTTGAGCCGTTTGACCACTCGACTTACGCCAAGTGCGGCAAGGTAATCTCGGAGCGCCGCTTCCACAGCCGCCTCATCGATGACGCCGGGAAAAGTACACGCCTTGGTATATTCCGCGAGTGTTCGCTTTGACATTTTCGTCTCCGTGTTTTCCGCTTCAGAGGCGGGCCAGCGGAATGCTGACGTGGACAGTGTAGCGACTTCGCGGGGCGGTGCAAGCTAACCTTCCCCGAATCGACCCGCAACACCGCGGGAGTTCATCCTGGAGGGACCGGCGCGATTGGACTTCACCTGAGTTACTAGGTGAGTCCGGAAACAGATTCTTTCTCGACTGACACGCCCGCCCTTGAATAACCGCGAGGACGGGCATTGATGCAGTAACAGCCCGCGTCACAAGCGACAGCCCATCGTCCTCTTGATGTTCAGCACCGCGCAGAACACCCAATATTCCCTGCACTTCCTGCACATCTGTCCGGGAGCGCACGAGTGCCACGGCGCTGACTCCTTTACGATTTCGGACGGCAGCCTCCTCATCGTCTCGTCAATCAGCTTCTGTTGTGCTCTGTGATCAGCTTTGTTCTTGCCGCCCAGCCAGCCCATGTACGCGACTGCGGCCATCGTTCCTTCCCGGCGGCTAGGGCGTGATCCCTGACCCGCTCACCGCGTCCTCGCCGATGACCTCAATCGACCAGCCGCCGCCGTCCCGTGCCAGCCTCTTCTTCGCCAGCACGAACCGGAATGGGAACTTGTCGGCGGCGACCTTGATGCGAACGTGCGCGGCCCGCTCCATCCATCCCTTGACCTCGTGAAACTCGAAAGTGCCGTCGGCGAGCATGACGCCAAAGTCGGGGGCGTAGAAGGCCCCTTCCGCGATCCGTAGCCGCATGGGTTCGTACTCAACCCACAGGACTTCACCAGCGAGCTTCCGCGTGTTGAGCATCGCCGCGTACTCACGCTCCTGCCCGTTCATCGACCCGCGCACGCAGCGGGTGCGGCCTTTGGCGAACGCTCCAAATCTCATGGTTTTGACCCCGCGAACAAGTGATTCGCCTCTTCCATGATCCGGCGTTTGGCCTGCTCGCAATACGCCTCGTCAATCTCAATTCCGACGAACTTGCGTCCCATGCGGGCGCACGCGATCCCCACCCAGCCATACCCGGCGAAGGGGTCGAATACAACGTCATCGGCCTTGCTGTGCAGGGCTATGAAGTGCGCCGCCAACTGCCACGGCTTCGGGGTTGGGTGGTCGTCGGCTTGCGGGATGATCTTGGCGATCCCATTTGTGTTGGGCCGAATGATGTTCTCGACCGCGTTGGTTTCGTCGAACCACCGGCACGCCGCGCCAGACTTCTGGGCGACCAGCACGGTTTCATATGACCGCCGGTAGTGCCACCCCATCCCCATCGGCCCCTTGTCCCACACCACCATTTGCTTGAAGTCCATCACCTCGTCAAGCCAGAGCGACCACCGCGCAAACTGGGGGTCTGGCCCGCCGCCGCCGCCGCAGCAGCAGCAGCAGCAGCCGGGCGACAGAACGCGGTCAATCTCGGGCAAGAGTTCACGGAATAGCTCATTCGCCTCCGCGCCGTCGTTGGCTATCGGACGCCCCAGCGGTGAATCCGCACCGCAGGGAAGGCGACCGAGGGCGGCTTCCCAGCGGTGAATCAGGTCGCCGTTGTTGTTGTTGTTGTGTCCGTAGGGCGGATCGGTCAGGCAAAGGTCGATCGAGCCCGCCTCAATCGTGGGCGCGACTTCCCGCGCATCCCCGCAATACAGTGTGTAGCGCCCGCAGTCGGAGCGCCAGTAGGGGGTGGGTACATTCATTGATGCAAATCCCGTGCCATTCCCCTAGGTTCGTCCGTGAGCGACTCTGACGGCCTCGAGGTACATATTCCGCCCCCAGGGGCCTTCGCGTGGCCTGGCGACCCCGCCAACTCCCGCAAAATCCCCTCCGCCACCTTCAGCGCGTCCGCGTTCATATCCCGATGAATCGCCTGATACCGCTCCACCGCCGTCGAGTGGGCGTCCGAACCCATCGCCGACGCAATCTCCGGGAAGCTCGGGCGCTCGCACCCGTGGCCGCACCGTGAATGCCGCGCGACGTACACGATGACCATGCCCGCGTCTACGAGCCTTTGGTCCTTGCGGAAGTGCCGCCCGTGGCCGTTCAGGTCCGCGAGCGAGACACCCAGCCGCACCTGGAGGCCGGTGACCGGTTCCCGAAGCCAGCTTGGGGCGGGGGCGATCATGGTGTCCCCACAAAGTCCGGGTGCTTGGTCTTCATGTGCCGCTGAAGGTTGCCGAAGTTTCGTTGACAGCATGGGCACGATCCGGCGGCGGCGCGTTTCTTGAGTTTGCCAACCTTGTCGTTGGCTTTAGCCGCGACCTCTTCCGCTGCGATTCTTAGCGCCTCGGCCGCGTCACGCGCGGCCTTGGTCTGGTCGTGGCGGGCACGCTCTGCCGCGAGGGACTTCTCAAGTTCCTTCGCCCGCCCCGGCCCCGAGTGAATCCACGAATGCCCGAGTGGGCAGAAGATGCCACACTGCTCTTCCCCGTTATCGTGCTTCCGCTTCTGGAAATCGCGGAGAGTCTTGGGCACGCCATGCCACATGCCACACCAACACTGAACCTCAACAAGTTCTGTTGTGCAAAGTCCGATCATGCTCCGAACTCCTTCTGCACCGGCGGCTTCTTGCGGTGCTGGGCGGCGTTCGGACAGGTTGCCCAGTGGCTCACATGGCCGGGCGATCCCTTGTCGCCCTGCCGCGCTACGCCGTCGTCTCCGATGACCCAGTAGCGTCCCTCTGGATCTGGGGGCGTCGTCTCCGCCGCGTCGTAGATGCCGTTCGCGCCCTTCTCGGTCTTCGCCCAAATCACCGCAGCCCCACAACTCTTGCACGTCGCCATGCCCGCTCCTTTCTCTCGCGCGGCCTGCATTAGCCGCGATTGCTCCTGTGCGCCCTGTCCATCAAAGCTGAACTTGCCCCAACCATCACGCTCCTGGCCCCGGTGCGCGTCTGCGAAGTCGCGGCGGGCACGGTCGCGCTCGGCGTCGGTGAAGGTCTCACTGGTCATCTGGGTTCCGGTCTCCATTTCGGTAGAAATCTTCCGCACAACATCCTTCTGTTTTGCGTCTAGCCTCCATCGTGATTCGCAGATCGGCAGGATTTACAGCAAGTTTCTGTCGTGGCCACGGAACGCAGCTCCCGTCCGACAGATAGACCTTCACATTCTCAGCGTCGATTGATCGCACGATTTTCGCCGCAAGAAGATCGGCTTTGTACGTCTCGGCCCACACATACTGCCCTCTCGTGGCGTGTGCGCTGTTGATTTTTATGAGTTCCGGCTCGGCCAGCGCCTCCCGCAGCTTCGAGGCCACGACGGTTTCGCACTTGCGGCGCTTCACTTTACCTCCTTCGGTGTGTGTTCGGTGCCGTTGGCATAGGGAGTGGTGTGTGCTCGGTCCATGATCGGCTCTGTGTTTTCGGCGCGCTTCATGCCTTCAGCCTCACCATGAACGTCCCGTGCCACTCGTCGCCCGTGGGCGAGTAGTGCCCCTCGCCGTTCGTGAACCCGCCCCGGACCTCGGCCACGCCCTCGGCGGCGAGTCGGCGGGCTTCCATTGCCAGTCCGAGCCGTCCGTTCGGGTCACAGGCTTTGTGCCGGATCGTGTGAAGGCTTTGCCACTCTTTCGTCAGGTGCCGGAGGATGGCTGGTGTCGCGTTCACTTGGTTCCTTTCGCGGCCTGTGCCAGCGCCGCCTCTCGCCTCATCGCCCGATCCATGACCCGCGCCGTCTCCAGCACTTTGCGGGCGTCGATGCTCAGCCCGAGCCACAGGTGGCTGTCACGGGAGGGGATTGTCAGCACGCTTTCGAGCGCTTCGAGGCCAGGGATCAGGGCGGCGTAGGCGGCGCGGATGGCGTTTTCGTGGTCTTTGGTCATTGCTTCTTTCCCGCCCACTTCGCCCAGCCGCGGGCGGTCACGTACTGCTTGCGGACGACGAGGTGGCTGAACTGCACCACGTCGCCCCGCACTCCGATCACCGTGCGGACCTCGCCGGCCTTTTCGACGCGGGTGCCGATGGCGGGGGGTGGGGGCTTAGGGAGGCGGGTGTAGCTCATGCGTGAGATCTGTTCGACTTGCGGAACTTTCGGCCGTGCGCAGTCTCGTGGCACTCCCGGCACAGACCACGCAGATCATCAAGCGATTCGTTTCCAACCCGGTCGTAGGTGTCGTGGTGGACATCGACGCGGCACTCGGCGCCACAGCACTCGCACCGCCCGTCTGATCTGGCGAGCACCGCGAACCTGTTGAGTTTCCATGCTGGCGAAGAAATGTAACGGCGATACGCCGCTCTCTTGACTTCAATCGGCGCGTCTTTCAGTCGTGCCAATACGACGCGCCACTGGTCAGGCGTTGCCCTCTCGAAGAACGCGGTCGAAATCATGCTCTGCTCGCTTTCAGCGCTTCCGACAACCCGAATCCATTGGCCCTAAACCACTTCCCATACTCAGCTTCGTCCTCACCGTTGCACGCCCACGCCTGGTCGATCCCAGCCTCGATCCAAGTCGCCGGGTTTCCTTTGCCATCGCCGCGTTTGATCCGCTCCGAAAGCATGAACACCCGGACTGGGACGCAGCCGGGAGAATCGAGGAGCCTGCCAAGTTGCTTTCGGCTGATCTTGTCCCGCTCGACCCCTCCGCCTGCCCGCGGCCACCGGACGCTTTGCAGGATTCGCTCGCAGATGGCGCGGTCGCGGTGCTGGTGTGGGTGTGAGGTGTCAGCCCCTGGGGCGATTTTTAGCGGTGCGGGTGTGTGCCCATTGCGCAAGGGATCTCGCGCCTCACCTTCACCTCTGGGATTTAGAGGTGGATTCTCACCTCTCACCTCTACCTCTCCACCTCTCACCTCTCTAACCGTTACTGTCCCGTTACTGTCCCGTGACTGTCCCACTGGGACATAGGTGGGACATTTCCCGCGTTGGCGGCGCTTCCTCTCCCTCTCGAAGTCCCTCTTACGACGGCACTTATCATTATGCTTCTTCCATCGGACGATCACAAGCCCACCCCTCACCTTCTTCAGCCACCCGCAAATGAGCAGCGTCTCACCAAAAAGCGCGCATGAAACGACGCGATTGACCACCAAAACGCTGACGCCGGGCAACGCTCCGGTGATGGTCCTTTTTCCGGCCCACAACCAGAACCGTCCGAGTTTGCCGACGATGCCGTCCACATCGACTCCCGTGGCCGCCGCAAGCCTGTGAACTACCTCATGCTGGTACAGGTCCTCGCGGATCGGAGTCCAGTCACCAGCGTTCTTGCCTGCCATCTGCCCAGCCTTCCCGCGGACCACGCCCCAAGGCGGAACCGCCCCTATGACGCACTTGGCTCCTGAGTGGAAGGTGCGCCGGTCGGGGACGATTCCGTGTCGGGACTAGATTGTGTCGTGGGGGTTCTCAGGAGCCACGATGTCAGATCATCCCACAACCAGCGGCCCCGTCAAGTCGGTTCGGAACTGGGGAAAACCTGTTAGTCATCTGTGTAATGCGGCGCTGACAGTGGGGTGGCTGTCAACTGCGACTCAGAACACTACCCCGCCCTCGGCCACGGTCATTTCCTCAGCCGCCGCCTCCGCCTCTGCTAGCGCCTCTAGCCGCGCCGCCCGCAACGGCGCCAGGGTCGCCTTGGCTTCGTCCAGGCGGGCCAGGAACTCAGGCACCACGGCGTCTAGAGCCTCCATGTACTCGCCGTCCCTGACCAGTCTAATGCGAACTGGCGGCAGCATCCCGTGAAACGAGTACAGATCGTCCCACTTCTTTCCGGTAATCCAAAGCTGAGACTGGGTTTGGCAGACGTAATCGCGGGCGAGCTGGCGGTCATCGAGCAGGTAGCCCATGTGAGCCTCAACGCCCGGGCACTTGATTTCGAGTAGGCCGTCCTCTCCTACCAGCCGGTCAGGGCTGCACCCGCACCGCCCATCGTCGGACAGGCAGAACCCGATCTTGACGGCTTCGGCGCCGGTGTCGAACTCGTAGCGAGCCACGGCGGATTCCTCAAGCTCTTTCCCGCGCTCGGCGTACTGCCCAATCGACTCATCGAGCGATTGACCAAGGAACCACTCGGCGCACAGCCGGGCGATGTACCCATCCTGCGCCGTAGACGGCTGGAGTTTCTTCGGCTGGATGATGCGGTCGAATGATGATGCAGTCGGCAGGCCGATCCGTGCCGCGATCCACTCGGGCGATCCCTGAACCACGTCGATTATCTTCACGCCCCACCCCCAGACTTCACCTTGCGGGCGTTGAGGGCGAAGATCGCGGTCGGGTACTGGTGGGTCGTGAGTTTCTTCACGCTGTCAACGCCGGGGAACATCCGCAGGAAGTGCGCCTCATCCATCTTCAACTCCGCCAAGAGAGACTGAATCGTCTCGACTTGGTTCTGGGTGATGTGACGCAGGCCAGTGACTTCCGCCCCGTCCGTGTCAGGGTCGCAGGTCGTCAGCCCCAGGGCGGCTACCAAGGTCTGCCGGCGGGCGAAGGTGAACGCCGCGGCGACCTTCTGTTGGGCGCTCATGCCTGCATTCGTTTCCGTCGTGACGGTCCAGCTCGCCTGCTGGTGGTGCCCGTCGATGTGGCTGATGATGCACGTCGTCTTGAGCTTCCCCGCCGCGTCCTCGGAGTCCCAGGTGTACGACAAACCCTCGGCGGCAAGGATCGGGTCCACGATGCGGACAATCTCTTGCAGGTCCGCATAGGAGTAGGAGTGGGAGTGGCCCCCGTCTTTCTTGACGATGCTGGCGGTCTTGTTCTTGGCGATGGCCGGACACTTGGCCTTGAACCGCATCATGGCGGCGGCAAACTCTTTGGCCGCGTCGCGGTCCTCCATCCGCTCATAGAGGGCGTATAGCTTTTCCAGGGCCTCGGGTGCCGTCCCCGACTTGTGCGCGTCGTGGATTAGGTCGAGGATTGTCATCGTCCTTTCGGCGGGCACGAACTCGTCCGGGACTTCCGCCCTCGCCAGCGGCGCGGGGTTGATTACGTTCGGGTCGGTCATGGCTTCAACTCCCCTGCCTCTAACGCTCGCACAAGGATTTCGGCACGCGCGATGCGGACCTTGATCCGGTTGACTTGCTCAGCCGAACCACGCTCAATCTGGCGTATTTCCTCCCGCATGTTCTTGATGCGGGTGGAGTAGGACCGGAGCATCTTGGAGACTGGCGTGGTCGGTTGTCCCTTCGGCATGTCTACCTCACTTTCAAACCCCCGCGTTCGCCCTAGCGATGGCGGGAGCAGCCCCGATCTGCAAGCAGAGTAACGGGGACAAACCGCGCCCGACGCTTTCCAGCGGGGGCGGGTCGCACTTACTTCTTCGCCAAGCTCTCCAGCGTCAACTGAGACTTCGCCCGGATCTCCGCCACGGTGATATCCGCCCGTACAGCCGCCGCGGAACGCAAGAGGGTCATAAGCCGCCCTTTCTCTGCCTTCGTCAAGTCCTCGCCCAAGTCCTCAGTCGCCGCCTTCTCGACAGCTTCCAACGCCTGCACAGTCAGAGTCATCGCCGCTCACTTTCTGGGCCGTGGCCCGGTTGAATCAAATGCTCCTAGGGGGAATCGAACCCCCCCAACGCCGGTCCTTGCTTCCCGTGTCGCCCTGCCAGGGCCGGAGCTAATCCGGCGCGGGGCCGTCAAGCACCCGCGCCGTGGTAAGGGGGTCAATCGGGGTTGTAGTCGGGGCGGCCTTGGCCCCCGGCGACCAAAGGTGCCGCCGCGATGTCGTTCAGGAGCCGGGCGTCGGCCTGCGGGTTCGTGCCCGCGAGGATGGGGTTGCCGGGACTGGTCACACACTCTGCCGCCGCGCTTGCGTCCTGGATCGGCCCCAGCCGTTGAATGACCGAAGCCACTAGCCCCGCCAAGTTTGGGCCACTCATGTTCAGGCTCACGCCGTCGCCGTAGACCGCGACGGTAAACTCGTTCTTGCGGAGTTCCTTCTTGGGCGGGTAGTAGGCGGAAGGCCGCTTGATTTCTGCCTTCACATTGATCGAGGTCTTGTCGGGTAATGCCGCCTCAAGCCTGTCCATCGCTTCGCTCAGGTTCATTCGCAGTCTCCTTTGGTTCCTCAAGGTCCCACTTCGTAATCCGCGTCACGGGGTTGTACACCGGCACCCACACCCGCTCGTCGTTCAGCGGGGCGGGGTCGAAGTTGCTCTTTGGCTCGCACGGGGGATTAGGGTCGAGTTCCTTCACGGCGTACAGAGTATCGGCATGATCGCCGGGGTCAATGAACAATCCGAAAGATTCGCATTGTTTTTTTCTTTGGGGCTGGCTAGGATGGTCCCATGATTGCCACCCCAGACCTCGCCAAGCGTCTCAATATCAGCCCCCAGAGAGTTCGTGCCAGGGCCAAGCGGCTCGAACTGGAGCCACGGGAGCGGTACGGCGTTCACTTCTGGAATGAGTTTCAGGCGGCGAAGATCGCCAAGAAGCCGGAGCGTGGCCGTCCGAGGAAGGGCAAGTGAAGGCACGGCGGCGCAACGTCGGGCCGTGCGTGGATGGAGTGGGAGGAGAGGCGAAGAAAGGAACCAAAACGATGATGCGGTTGAAAACAGCCCCAAGGGGCAAGCCGGTACTTCGGATTGAGCACAACAAAACGTACCTGCAAGACGGGCCAGAACAGCACCGACACAGGACTGATTACGAGTCGATCCTGTTCATCCGCCACGTCTACGAGGGAAAGGGCGGAGACGATGCTTTCGTAGCTGGAGTTGTGTTCTTTGACGGGAACACCCGGGACGAGGCCGACCAGAAAATGATGGACTGGATCGACTCCCACGGCGCGGTTGAGGCGGACTTCGAGGCCAAGTAACCAGAGGCGGCGGAAGTAAGGAGAGGCGGATGGAAGTTCCAATCAGTCCATTACAGGCGATGGTCAACGGCATGAGCGCGGAGTGGCAGAAAGGACGAGCCAAGACACAGATGACGCTCGGAGGATTGATCGCAGACCTTGAGAAGCTGCCGCAGGACGCCCGTGTCACGGGGCTGGGGGACATGGCGAGCTACCGCGGGTACTACAGCGACCTCGCCATTGATCCGTCCGGGGACCGCACCGTGGCCGATCTGCTGGCAGAGGCAAAGTCCTGCATGGGCAAGGTCTTTGAAGGCTACAAGGGCGGCGACTTCACGATGGGCGAGAATACGCCCCTGTTCGTTGCCGAGTGGGGAGATTGCGGCGACAGGTTGATGGGCCTGAACACGGGTGCAAGCCCGATTGTTCCCGTGACGGCCAAGGAAGAGTAACCCCGTCAAAGGAGGCGATATGGCGAAGGTGAAGAAGGTGGGAACAAAGCCGGTATGGAATGAAGAAATAGAGGGGAAGTTAGCGGCGCGGCTTCTCATGCGGGCGAGGGACCAGCGTGCCTTTGTCGTCGCATTCTTGAAAGAGTGCGACCCGATCACGCTGGCCCACTTTGTCGCCGAGTGCGATGCCCCCAAGCCCCCGGCGAAACGGAGGCGGCGATGAGCAAGAAGAGGGTGGCGAAGCCGGTGAGGGCGTGGGCGACGTGCCACTGTGACGCGGGGGAGCTCGACAACAGGGCATTCCCAACCAAGCGCGATGTGCCCGAGTGTTCGATAGGGGGCAAATGCTGCAAAGCCATCCCCGTCCTCATCGTCGATCCGCGCTTCTACATCGTGCGTCCCAAGCCCCAGGCAAAGCGCCGCAGGAAGGGTAAGGTGGGGAAGTGACACTCGACCAAGCCGCCCAAATACTCGCACGCCGCCAGAAGCACAACAACGGCCTGCGGACCCTGCGCGAGTGCGGTGAACTTGCAGGGATCGACTACGACACGGCATCGATGGCACAGATCATCGTGGATCGCGCCCGAATGAAGTTAACCGCGATATCCGACCAGTTCAGCGCAGCCGCCCGTGACGCCGCGAAGGACGAAGATGAAGGAGCCTCCCATGACTGACCCCACGACGCTGGCGAGCTTGAAGTGGACCGGGAGCATGGCATCGCCCGGACCTTGGGACATGGATTTTGACAACCGCGAGGGAGGCGCGGACCAGATTGTTGAGCAACGCAGCGGTCAATCCTTGACCATCGCTTTCGGAACCAGCAACGGAAACGAGCACGATCTGCCGCTGTTGGTTGGCCTGCGCAACAACGCCAGTTCCCTCCTCCAAACCGCCCTCGCCTACAACGCGATGGCGGAGAGGTGCGAGAAACTACAGGAACTTGTCGCCGCCCAGAAATCATGGATCGAATGGATCAATCGAATCGAAACGCCGGGCGGCAAACGCCAAGTCGCGTGGGATCGCCTACAAGCAGCCACCGCCGCCCTCACCAACAAGGAGCCCGCGTGATGGACAGAGATGTGGTGGAGAGGGCAACCGAAGCAGCCGAAGAACTCCGCTGCTACGACGTGTGCCAATCGGCTGAGTGCGGCAAGGACAGAACCGCAGCGGCCGACGTTCTAGACGAGGCCATCGCCGCGATCCGAGAGTTGAGGGAGCAGGAAAAGGGAGCTGTGGCACGGGCCGAGGTGCTGTTTTTGAGTGGCGCAGACTTTCAATCCGAGATTGTGAAACTTCGTCAGCAGCGTGACACCGCCCACGCCGCCGTGGGGGTGCTGCGTGCGGAATGTATGGCATGGAGGAATCATCCAACCATCGCGGAGCCTCCAAAGACAGAGGCAGAAGGCCGAGATTTGCTGGTGAGGGTTCGGGCCTGTGCAGTCGCCCGCGCCGCCACCGACTCCCTGCAAGCCCTGACCGCGCCGGAGGTCAAGCGATGAGTAAGACCATCGTGGATATGGCGAAGGCGACGCAGGTCCTCGACTCAGGATGGACCTTCCGACTCTACAGGGGCGGGATGGGCTCCTACATCGTGATAGCCGAGGGCAACGAGAAGCAGATGGAGCGGATGGTCCAGCATCAGGCGAAGTTTGACATAGACAACCCCGACCTCGCTGGCGTTCCTCTGTTCATGGACGAGGACGGTGAGTGCGTGACAGATGACTTCACGCCCGAGCAGGCGTTGACCCGCGCGGCGTACAAGGTCCACGGAGAGATTCTAGGAAGCGACGAATCGCCGGAGGTGCCGCATGGCTGAGCCGTTGACGAGGTACGACCAAGTAGAGTCGGGAGACAACATGGGCGGAATGCAGATCCGTCCCGATGGTCGTTGGGTCCGCTACTCCGAAGCCCAGGCCACCATCGCCGCGCTGGAGGCGAGGCTTGCGGTGCTTGAGAGCGGCCTATCAACCATCGACAGCCTTGCCCAGTTTCAGAGCAGCGTGTTCGGGATATGGTGTTCCGAGACTGCACGCGCGACATTGAGGGGAGAGCCAACATGCGAAGCTGGTGGGCAAGGTGCGTCTGGGTCTTCTGTTGGCCCTGCAACTGCGAAGGGTGCCGATCAATCAAGTCCATCCTCTACTGGTGGGCATTCGGATTCACAGTCCTCGGCCTCTGGCTCTGGAACCACTGGCCGTACTGAACCGCCTGCGGTCGATAGCCGCGACGAGGCCCTGCGGCCTGCCCTCCCTCCCCCAACAACGAGAGGAGTGACAATGGCGATTGATGATGGTGGACCAGTTCAGTTCGGGAAGGTCGTTCGCGTACACGTTCTGGCGATGTTCAAGTGTGAGCGATGCGGCGATGAGTGTTTGAGACTGACCAGCGCCCCGATTGCTGGCAGTAGGATTGCAGAGACAGCACCAGCCCCGCCGGGTGAGATAGTCTGTAACGAATGCACGAAAAAGGACCGGGCGAAAGAGCGCAAGAGGGCAGAGGTTGCCCGCCAACAACGTGCGTGGCAGAGAAAGAAGGCCAAGCCATGACCAGCACCCACGCCCAGACTGATGGCGCGAAGCTAAAGGAGAAAACATAATGAGACAGTTCAAGTTCAATCTCGGGGATGTTGTACGCCACAAGGGATGCGAATCTATCTCGCTAAGAGAAGACAGTTTCATAATCGGGAGGATCGTCGAATGCAGGTACTTCATCATCGGTCGAATTCTCAACGAATGCGCCGACACGCCAGACGGTGAGATTGAATATCGGGCACGTCTCGTCACAAGTGAGGGCGGGGTTGACAATCGCATCGTTCACCTGTTTGAGCAAGAGCTAGAACTGTCCGAGCCGTTCAAGGCGAATCGCAATGAAAGTCCTTGGCGAGTGGACAAGAAGAAGCAGTCCGAGGGCACGAAGGTGGGAACATGACTACCACCCACGCCTGTTGGACCCCTGCCACCGGCGACTCAACCGCCGATTCCAAGATCGTCGTGACCAGCCCGTTCCCTCGCCTCTGGGAACTCAAGCAGCATTACTTTCCGCAGTTCGAGGCGATCCGATCTGCCACAGGCGCACCTTGGACCGGAGGCGATTACACCGCCCACATGATCTCGATTCCCCAAGTGCTCACCGTGCACATGCAGCCAGGGTGCGACTGCGGGATGCTCGACATTGAGGACCCCCGACTCCCACTGGACGACAGCCCCGCGTGCAAACTGTGGGCGGGCGGCACCCTCGACGAACTCCGCCACTTCACCGGGATCCCCTGGACCCTCGCCAACTCCAAGGCCGTGCTGTCCAAGCAGGACTTCCTCAACCCGTCGCTCCAATCCCAGACCATCAACACGGCCCGCACCGGCGAGTGGCATTCAGGCGATACCGAGATGAGTCCGGCGCAGTGGCTCAAGATGTGCGAACAGTGGCTGCTGCAAATGAAGGCCACGGGCAAGCCGATCCGCAGCATGATTTATCCACAGTGGGAGTCCGGCGAGTTCTGCCCCTCGTGGTTCTTGGATACCCAGCTTGTGCTCGGGCGGGCGTTCGGGTCGGTCTGCTTTTGGTGCAACCCCAGGACACAGGCAGAGGCGGACCTGTTCAGCAAGGCGATGGCGGGGATGGTATGAACGCGAGAGAACTTCACGATCTGTACGCGCCACTGTGGGCGAAGGTGCCGGAGACGCGGCCGCAATTGTACTGCGACAAAGAACTTACCCTGACGGGTTCCACCATCCACCACGCCCCGATCGCGGCTGCGATGGCGGTTGCGGGCTGATACACTTGGTCCATGCCAACCTACGGTGCCCCAGTTGACGAGGATGGGAACGAAGTCGATATTTCGGAAGCCACCGGAAACGGTTACTACGTTGACGGAGTTCTAGGGAGCGATGGGGGTGGAGGACTTGGAACGCAGGCCGCGCCGTGGGCCACCATCGCCCACATGCTGGCAGTAGCGGGGTTGGCATCCGGCGACTTCGTGAACCTCGCGGGCACGTTCCGTGAGTCCAACACCATCGCCACCATGTCGGGTGTGACGTGGCGGCAATGGGTAAGCAAGACCCAGGCGACGATCCGCGGCGATGTGGTGGTGGCCCTCTCGGGTTGGACCCTCGACACGGGCGCCTACTACAAGGCGGTCGGTGACGGACTCAATATCAAGAGCGTGGCCATCGACTGGGACACCAGCGTTGACTCTTCCGGCAGGCACTACGGGCACTTGGCCGCGGCCGCGGATCGGGCCACCTGTCAGGCCACCGATAACACCTACTTTTACGACACCAGCACCACGCCCGACAGGCTCTACGTCCGCATCGGGGCCAATATCAACCCGAGCGGAGTCGTCAGCATCGGTTACTGCGTCGGGGGCGTCAATGGCCTCCAGGTCAACGCCTGCACCAACTGCGTTTTCAGCGGCGTCAACTTCGCCCTATGGTGCGATTCGTCGCCCGGACTCGGGTACGCCATCTTCGCGGTGGGCAACGGGAACACGATCACCGGCTGCCGAACCGACGACACCGGATTCCATGCCCTCGGATTTGTCAACGGCGCGACGACCTCGAACAACCTCATCACGAACTGCATCGCCTCTGGCCTGGGGGATGGAGACGCCGGCGGCAACGGCACCAATGCCTTTGTGTTCCACGCAACCACGGCGGCCAATCTGACGAACACGAATAACGTCGCCATCGGTTGCACGATCTACAGGCACACCAAGCTCGGGCGTAGCGGCAGCCAGGTAGCCGCCGCACCGACAGGCGTGTGCGGCTGCCTTTCCCACTGCTCCGGTGGCGGAACGCTCAGTGGCATCCGGTGGGAAAACATCACGGTCATTTCTCTCGGCGATCTAACCTCGTCGTCGGACGCCAGTGTTCACACGATGTCTGAGCTGGGGTACATCTTCTCGGCGGACAACGTTGGCGCCGTGTCCGATGTCAGGGACGCAAGCACCTACCCGGTCATCGTGAAGAACTGCACATTCACGAACGTGCGCAGGCAAACGCTCCTGGCTGGGATCGCCTTCGTCGGCTGCACCATCGACATCCGCGAGTACGACCTCAATATGTCGTTCCACCAGAACGACGCGACGGTGGACAAGAACGGGTTCTTCGGCTGCGCCATTACCTTCTACACGACCAACAACTCAGACATTTTCTACATGAACAACGCCAGCCACGTCCTGACGCTGGAGAGTTGCTCCATCGCCGTCCTCGATAGCGGAGTCACCAACAAGGATCACGTTCTCTTCCGCAACTACAGCAGCACGCCGACGTGGCACATCCACGGCTGCGCGATTGGCTTCGTCCGTGCAACTGGCGGCAACCCGCGGTACTTCAGTTACAGCACCAGCTTTGTCAATGCGGTGGTGTGGGACGTGGGCGGAAACGCCTACTTCGGCATAGACGATAGTACGTGGTGGAACGACACCCGCGCTCACTGGATGAACGGAACCGTCACTCAGGTCAACGGCGGCCTCGGGGAGACGGACCAACTCTTCGCAGCCTCGCACCCGTTTATAGATCCGACCGTGAATCTAGACCTCTCTCGCGGATCGACGATCTACGCGAGGAAACTGCCCCCGACCTTCTCTCCGAAAATCAGCTACGGCATCAATGGTGTGCCCTTCTCATTCAGATTCGGAGCGTGGCAGTACGGATGGGGTGGCATCGGTGGACTCTCAAGATCGCGGGAACGAGTCAGCAGGGGACGCTAGACCGGCCCGGCCTTGATTCTTGTCCTGCACCATTTCCAGCCCCGAATAGCCCCGATCACCCACTGACGCAGCGCCGGACTCATGCTCGCCCACGGGTCGATCCAGCGGCCCCAATTACCATGCTTCCATGACAAAATGCAACCGCAGCCCGGAACTTTCGGCTCCCGTCCTAGTCGAAACGCCAATGCCCACCGTAGGGGATCGGGCACGCCGATCCACTTGCGGCCCTTCCAATTGACTAGCCCAGAGGCTTCCGGCCAGCGTCCAAGGGGGCATTCGTTCGCTTTCACCGTGGCCGCCCCAGGAAGCGTCCGACCATTGAGGGTACAACGGACTGTCCATCGCCCTTGCCGTTCCCCCGACGGGCAGGTAGCACACATTGCCGCCCGCGAAGCGGCTACATCGGGTCCGACCTTGCACCCACAAGAGGACTCCATCCAGTTCGTTGGCTTGGGCGGGGCAATGTTCATAGCAGAGACTCGGCGCCCTGCCCCATGTCCGCGAACCCGCCCCCATCCGATCCGCCCCCGGAGCGTGCGAAGCCAGGACTTTGGCCGCAAGGGATCTGGGAACAGGTCTGATCGGAGGACCAACTCCGGCTCCCTGTCCACGGGATTGCATAGCAGCCGTCAAAGGTTACGTTGTCGTAGCAGGTTTCCGGCCTCCCCCCTGGCTCTTGGAACAGGCAGCACGCACCGCGCGGCGCACATATTTCCGGGGTGTCGCACGAAGTTCCGACGCCCTGAAACAGCCCATTCGCCGCCAAGCAATCTGCCGCATCGTGCATCTCACAGATGATCTGTGTGCCGGTGTTGATGCAACAGGCGCCGTCGGCGGGGCACTGAGTTTGATCGCACAAACCACCGTGAGGTATGCCACCGTGATTGATGCAGTTGATCGAAGGAGTGTCCTCGCAGTGACCATCCGGGAAACAGCAGGCCGCGAGAGGACCGGAACAGGGGTTCGGCGTGCATGTACCGCCGGCCCCGAGAAACGTTCCACCCAGGTGAGCGCAATCGCTCGCCGTGGTTATCTGGCACGACTCACCAACACAACAGGCCCCGTTCACTTCCGGGCACGTCGGGTGCGCTGGGTTGCGGTCGCACTGAACCCCGTCGCCGCGGTAGACGCCCCGGCGAACAATCTGGCAAGACGCCTGGGTATCAATGACGCAACTGCCAGTCGGCTTGCAACATGCCCCAACGGGCGGGCATGACGCGGCGGCGCAGGTGGTCCCCTGTGTCCATCGCGTGCCCCGTTCCTGTTGGCACTGGAGGAGCGTGCGGCCTTCGCGGCAGTTCGACGGTGGATCGTTCGGAAATCCCTCGTAGGCCCCACAGCACGCCCCCACAGGAGGCGGCGCCGTCCCACACAGAGGCACCGCGCCCGCAAGGGACAGTGAATAGTCCTGGTTCCACAGGGCCGGGTCCATCGGCGGGGACGCCTCTTCGGAACCGAGCATGTAGGCTGGATAGGCACCCTTGACGCCCGTGAGAGTTGTCGGCGTCCCACAGTTCACAGGCGTCAAGCCGGGGTTCGTGCCGGGCAGGTAGTCGAATGGGCGTAGGCCGGAGAAGTACCAATCAATCGCCTGTTCGAGCGGGCGGAATCGGAGCGTACCCGGAAACTGGCCACCGAGCGAAGGATCGGCCACGGTCAGGATCGGATTGATGATCGCGTACCTTCTGACTGAGAAGCTGATACAGAGCGGAACGTCGAATGTCTGTTCGCGCGTCGTGATTCGGAACGTGCCCACCTTGGGACCGAAGCCGATAGTCTCGTTTCCGCCAGGCGGAAAGTCATAAGACTTCATCCCCACAATCGGAGAGAGGAGCCTGATCGACACGACCCCGATCAAGTGCGACAGCGGCCCGGTATACCGCAGGTAGTACGCGCTTAGGTTCATCGTTGTCGCGGGCGTGGCCGAACACGCGGGCAGGCCGTTGGCATCCCCGATCCATCCATAGCAGTCGGCGAACAGCGATGGCTGTGGGTTGCAAACCAGATTAGTCGAGCAACAGCACGGCGCACCGCCAGCGTTCGTCAGTAGACGACGCGAGACGGCGACCAACCTCCTGCCGATACTGAGGATTCTCACAAGGTAATGAATCCGATGTTGTAGTCATTCGTGATCGTGAGCGGCCCGCCGACGCGCGTTCCACGGTACACGGAGTTGGGCTTGCGGGTGCAGGTCGTGACCGTCGATAGGCGCCGCATCCTTGTTGTGTCGTGGATACCCGCGTTGTGGTTGAGTGTTGTGATCGGACCAGCGCGGTGATCGAACGTGCCACCGTTGATCGCCACCGTTCCAGCGACAGCCAACTCGTAGTCGTAGATGACCGTTCCGCCGTTGATGGTGAGCGTTCCCGTCACGGCCCTCTTGAGCGTGTGTACGCCTCCCCAGACGGTCATATTTGTAATGTTGGTTGGGGTGGCCTGAACGTCTATGGTTGACGACCCGCCGTAGCCGTCGAAGTTCGTGATAACGCAGTTGGTGTTGACGTCGAGCAGACCGTTCTCGATGTGCATGAAAGAAACCGTCCCATTGGTCAGGAACAGTTTCGCGCCCGGCGAGTTCTGGAAGATGTTGTCTGTCGTCGTCGGCGCGGCGTTCGTGCAGTAGAGGTAGCACGAACCGCCGCCGGCAAAGTATTTGAAGTAGCCCTCGGTGTTGCCGCTGGACTTCTCAGCCGCTGATCCGTCCGACCATGCGTAGCGCAGTGGTGATGCCGCCGTGCCGATGTTGCCGCTGAATAGGCGCGCAACCTCGAATGACAGCCCGTACGCCACCGCCGACTGATCTACGGCCGTGACGATGTTCTGGGTGCCATCGGGGATGAGAAGCTGACAGCCAGCCGCGAATCCGCTGCCGGCCGCACCACTGGCGAGCAGCCAGCTTGCGAGCGTTGTTGCCCCAGACGGGAGATATTCCTGAGCCATTTGTTGCGTTCCTTTCGGTTATGAGTATTCGTCGATGACAATGATTCCGTCCGCTCCAGCGCCGCCGGCCTGGGCCGCTCCGTTGGATACCGACACGCCGCCGCCTCCACCCGAGCCGTTCCCGTTCGCGGCGTTGCCGTCCCCCTGGGTCGATCTTGACTTTCCTCCTGTCCCGAAGTTGCTCGGCGCGCCTGCTCCAGAAAGACCGATAGCGGTCGTGAATCGGTAGGCGTTGCCGCCCGTAGCGCCCTGTGTGTTCACATCGCCATTGGTTGAGGCGGTCGCTGGTCCGCCACCGGCCTGGACCGCGTTCGTTGTGCCCACGGCCATTGCTATGCCGCCCGTGCCGCCTGGGGCCGTATAGGTTGTTCCACCGACAATGAGCGTCGTGTTCGCTCCGACTGTTCCATTAGCTCCGGCGCTCGCCCCGCTCCCGCCCGCGCCCTGCACGTAGGCGTATGAGGTAGAAGGGCTGACGTTGATGGTGGCGAATAGGACTGAGCCAGCGGCGCCGCCACTGCCCATTGATCCACCCGTGCCCGTGGCCGCTCCACCGCCCTGTCCGCCCGCGCCCTGTAGAAACACCTGTATCTTGTTCGTGCTGGCTCCGGTCGCGAAGTTTCCACTTGATCCTCCACCAGTCTTATAGATCGTCCGCCCGAGCCACAGGCCCGACGATGTTCCACTCCCCGCGTACGCCTGCGGACGTTTGACCACCATCCGCTGGAGCGTGATGGTATTCGAGCTGCTAGATGTGCCCCAGTTGATTGTGACCGTCATCGCCTCGCTGACGGAAAGGTCTACCGACACGGGTCCGCCGCTGTTGGCTTCCTGCTGACCGAGATCAGCACCTGCCGCTGTCGTGAACCGCATTTGGCCATTGGCCTGAACTGCCCCGCCCGCTCCTATCGCCGTAACGGTCAGGCCCATCCACGCTGTCCATCCCTGATTCGTTACGCTTCCTATCAGCGCCGATATTGTGCCTGTGTCGAGGATCGTCGTGCTGCCCAGTTTGAGTTTGCCGCGGATGGTCGGAGCCACCAGCGCCGTGCTGTAAATGCCGTCCAGTTCAATCTCGATGGTGTCGCCGACCGCGAGTCCGTTGGCCGGGATCGTGTATGACGACGTGAACGCCACATCGCTCCCCGATTGGTTGGCGATGGTGTTTCCGCCTGGAATGCTCGTATTGGCGAAGGCAACACTCCCGCCGGCACCGGCAGGTCCCTGCGAACCCGTGGCACCAGACGATCCATTCGCGCCGGTCGCGCCGGTTGATCCCTGCGGTCCTGTCGGACCCTGTGGTCCGATAATCGCTTTGTCATAGTACCCGCTCAAGTGGTGATCCCCTGAGCGATATTGCTGGGCTTGAGGTCGATGATGATGTCCGCGTACGAAGCCTCTGCCGTCGTCACTTCCACCGTCAGATACGCAGCCTCAACCGCGAGCAGACCAGAGGCAGGGGCCGACGCCGTGAGCGAAACAACTGTCGAGTAGTCCGCCCCGGCCTGCCACGGCGCCGATGTCTTCCGCACCTTCAGCACAGCCGCAGACCACGTACTGCCGCCCTGGACCCCCACAGCCCGCACAGAGGCTACGTCATACCCCTGTGTCGGCACGATGCCCGTGCTTCCGTCGAACGCCTGCACGATCCCCGCGACGTTCAGGCTGCACTTGGAGAGGGTGACGATCATTGCGGGGTGCCTCCTGACGCCTGCCCGGTCTGTGAAGCCGATCCGCCCATCGTCTGGAATGGAGGAGAGGGAATCTGCCGCTCGCCTCCGAATGTCTCGCCGAACGATCCGCCGCAGGGTCCGAAGTCTGGCAGTTCTCGGAAGTCCCAGTAGTAGAAACTGGCGCAACGCCAACCCCGAACCCGCGTCCCATTCGCCACCGCCCGCACATTGAGGGTGTCGGTCCACCGTTCGATGCTCGGGCGTTGCCCCGCGAGGCGCACGACGCCGCCACTGGGCATCTGCATGTCGATGGTGTAGGTGATGCCGCTCGCCGGGCCCGGACTGATGCCCTGATGCGAGACGATCCGGCCCGATATATCTTCGTCTTCAACCAAGGTTCGGTACTCCGGGCAGGGTTTGCCACCCCTGTTGGTCGATCTGGTATTCGGATATTGCGACACTGGCGAACATGCCATCAACGAAGTCGAAGCCGAGAGGATACGCGCCGATACTCGGGTCTTCTGGGGCGGACGGTTCTAGCTTCGTGTATGGATTTCGCAAGAATCCATTATTAGCATCTGACGGCCTCAGAAGAACAAAGCCCGGATGATCTCCCGCTGGACCGATGGCAGGAAGCGGAGTGCCTTCGTCCAACTCCCATTCATAGTTGAGTTCAAATGTCGTCTCATTCAGGCGGCGAACGCAGTTCGGAGGGGCTGTGAATCGGTAGTATGTTCCTTGTATGAGATGCAGACTGTTGTTCTGTTTCCTGATCGGATCGAACACGCGAGTATTGTTGCCGCTGATCGTGTAGATGATGCGGAGAGGACGTAACAGACGGTCCTCGTTTATCTCATATTCCCCGAGCGTCCATACCGCCTTGGTTGGAGCAGGGTTGGGGTTATCCGCGTCCGCGTTGATGAACCCGACCACGTTCAGAGGCAGTTTGATCTTCACCGGCCGGAACGCCCATCCCCAATCCAGAGCCGTCGCGTTGCTCAGCACATGGAAGTGCGAGTCCGCCAGGTTGTCATAGAACGCCGTAATCATCGTGGACCCCTGGCCGTTGGGGTTCGTGCGGATGTTGCGGCAGATCAGCGTCGGGTAATCGGGGTGGACCGTGTTCGTTTTGGGCGCGTCGTCGGCGGCAAGGGCGGCGATGGGGCTGGCCGTGGGGCAAAAGAACACCCGCTCAGCACTCTTCGCGTTGGTGCTGGTCTCCGTGTAGGACTTCGAGTAGTTGAGTTGCTCAATCGCGCGGAGCGCCACTATCTGTCCCTCCGGTTGGTGGACATGACGCGGAGGATGTCACCGAGGTTGTTGATAGAGGAAACGAGGTCGGAGGAGCCGAGGAACTTGTTGGCGGCGTCGATTATTTGGTCATAGATGGCCTTGACCCTCTTTGCATTGTCGATGGCCCTCTTCTCCATCCTTTCCTCAAACTCTTCCCTGGCGTCAAAATTCTCCTGCCTAATCTTGATCTTACGTTGACGCTCGGCATCCTCTTCTGCCAAGGTCTTATCAAACTCAGCCTTACGTCGCTTGCCCCATTCGTCCCAATAAGCCTTCGTGTTCTCGTCGTCCTCTTTCTTTTCTGCTTCTGCAAGCAGGCGGGCACGGGTCTTGGCGCTGCGTTCCGCGATTGCAACGTCGGAATCGGCGGCCTCTTGCTGCGCCTCTTTCAGCGCGTCCCTTGGATTCTTGCCGGTAACGGCCCACTTCCACAGGAACGACACCGGGTCGCTGTGCGTTTCTTCGGCTTCCTTGGCGATGCTCTCACGTATCTTCCCGCGAGCCTCCTTTGCCGCCTTGTCAACCTCTTCGAGCTGCTTTTCCAGTGCCGACTTGGTGCCGCCCATTTCTGAGGTGATCTTCTGAAACCCTGCCTCAATCTCTCCGAGCGTGGCGGCGAATCGTTCGGCCGCGATGCTGGCATTGCCGATCTCCTCGCCGATCTTCTTCGCCTCAGCCAGCAGAATCGCGGGAATCGCAAGGTGTCCGAGCAGCCTATGGAACTGTGTCAGTTTGTGGATATTCTCGCCGATGGCCTCCCCAACGGCTGCTTGTTCTCCCACTACTGGGCTTGATCCGCCCGCCGAGCCGCCGGCAGATCCAGCACCGGGACCTGCCCCACCGGCCGCCCTTGCCGCCACCTCTGTCTCTTTGACCGACGCGACAACTTGAGCCTTCGCCGCCTCCATCTCAGGCTTGATGGCGTCTTTGTTGACGTGCAGGTCGATCCGCGCTGAGCCGATAGGTGCGCCGTTATCGGGCATGCGCCACCCCCGCGTTTGCAAACGGGTCGGTATTGATTCTGCGCGGCCGCGTGGTCACACTGATGGGTATGCAAAAGTCACCCCAGAGCGTGCCGGAGAAGGCAGCGGACGCAGTGATATGGACCGTTGCGGCGATCATCGCCGTGCCGCTACTGGTGGGGGCCGTTGTGTTCGCTGCCGCAGTCCTGTTTTTGAAGTAGCCGACACACAAAGCCCATCTCCCTTACGCCGCCACCATCGCGTCCGACACCTGGAGCGCCGCCATGACCTTGAGCGGCTGCCCGACATTGAAGTCGATCTTGAGGTTCCGCAGGAAACAGGACGCCGTGTAGGTCCGGCCCGTGTAGGCGGTGAATGTGCAAACAACGTCCGGCACGCCGTCACCCGTGGTGTCCCAAGCGGACGGGCCGATGGCGCCGACCGATAGCAACGCAGGCAGGGTTGAACCCGCAGCCGATACCGTCAGGTCCCCGTCGCCTACGAAGTCGTAAGCCGCCTCGACCAGCACTCCGCGGGGATCGACGCTGAATCGGGGACCACGCGGCACGATGATGTTGCCGGTGAACCCCGGATCGGTCCCGTCCTCTGTGAGCTTGAACGTCGCCGCCGTGCCGCCCGATCCGGGAGTTTGGTTGGTCGCGCCGGGGATCGTGAGGGCCACACCGCTGGAGTGCCGCGATGTCCACGATCCCCGCCATGACACCACGCCAGATGGCATGAAGCGACGGGCCGCAATAGCCGTCCCGTCCATGCCCGTGATGTCGATGGCCCCGTACTCAATCTCAAGAGAGAACTGGGCCACGTTGTAGACGCTTCCGGCGCCGTAGGTGATGAGCGATGAGTTTCCGAGCCGCGGCGTCGTAGCCGTCGCGGCGCTCAGGATCTTCGGGTACAACCCCTCAACCTCAATCGTCGCCTCTGCCAGCCCCAGAATATAGGCCCGCGAGTTGACTGTCGCAGCCGTATTGCCTGTCACCTCCTGCTCTGGCGCGTCCGCGTTGATAGTGAACTTCTGCACCCGCACCGTGCCGGTCGTGGGAGATGTGCCGAACAGGGTGAGCAACTCACTCGCCCCCGAAACGCTCACCGCGATCTTGTTGCCCGTGATTGGGAATGCCATTGGCCGCTCCTACAGGTTGACAGCCGACGCGGACGCGCGGCCCTTGAATACCACATTTCCTACGAGGTACACGCCGTCAGGGGCGATGTGCGCGGACACCCGCGTCATTTGGGTGGCCGTCGCCGTGAGTGTGTTAGTGGGCAGAACAAGCAGGTGGTTATGGAACCCGTAGGTCGGGACGCCGTTCGATCCGGTCACAAGAACCGAGTCGCCAGTGAGACGATCAATCACAATCTCCAAGTTGTCGGTTGCGGATCGGCTGTTCTCGTTGGCCGTGAATGTGACGTTGAAATCGCAACCCATCGCCCCCTGCGCGTGATCGTCGATGATGTCCACTTCCCAGATCAGGTACGGGTTGGTGAACGACTCGGGCGCACCCAGGTTGTAGTTGGCCCCGGTGATGTACTTGTAGCCCGGACCCGAGTACAGGCCGCCGGTGCCGGTGTCGGCCTGAATACGGCTCAGGATGGCGCGGGATATGACGCAGGGATTCAAGTGATGGCGCTCCTGATCCCCCTGCGGACAATCGCGGCGGCGCCAAGGTTGAACTGGTTGAGGATATGAGCCTTGTTCTTGTTCAGTGCCGGCAGCGCCCATGGGCGGGCGGGGAGCTTGATCGACCGTTTCAGGACGAACACAGGGACGCCGTTCAAGGCCCCCGCGCCGCGCTGGATCGCGATGCTCCGCCTGCCGCCCTGATTCCCTACCAATAGCGGCGGCTTGCCCTTCCTGGGAATGACGTGGAGTTGCACGCCCGAGTACCGCAAGCCCGGCGAACGTGACCAACTGGTGCCGCTCACGCCGTTGTAGTAGGTCGTGGCCGATCCGAACTTCTCCAAGAGACGCTGCGCCGCGGCGTTGACCGGGATCGGAAGCATCTTGGTGTTCTTGGCGGTAATGACCCCGCCACGCTCCTGGGTCAAGGCATATCCGATCCCGCTTCCCGCCGCGGCCTTGAGGTCTACCCCTTGGGTGCCGTGAATCGAGTTGCGGAGTCCGCCGCGCTGCACATTTGGCGGTGATCCTGGCGCGGAGGCTGTACGCGGGGCACCCTTGCTCATGCCCTCTTTCATCTTCTCAGACAGAGCGCCGGCGGCACGGGTCAGGCCCTTGTTGCACGCCTCTAGCACGAGTGCGGTGAACTGCGGCAGCTTGTCGAACGTCACCTGTGCCATTACGTGTCCCTCTGCATGATGCAGTGAAGAACCGCGTCCTCAGAACACAGGTTCAGGGGTTCACCAATCATCCGGTACGTCACTCCTCCAATGGTCACGCGGCTGGCGTGGTTCAAAGCCGACGTGGTTGCGGCTCCACTGCTTAGAACTGGGTCCATATAAACGTCGTAGGTCGTCACCCCCATTTCTCGCTGGAGTTGGAGGCTGTTGCTAGACGTTCCGGGCTGGAATGAACACTTGGCGGTCGGGGCTGCCGAAGCAGTGTAGATCGTCTTGGGCGATCCATCGGTGTTCGTGCTGGGCGTTGGAACCAGGATCGTCGCCGTCTGCTTCATCAAGTGGCGGGGTACATTCATGGCACCCCCGTCATGTAGGGGCGCATCAGATCATTCAACTCAGACCGCCACTCAGAATCGTCCTTCAGTTCATAGGCGTATGCCCCGATCCGCTCGGACTTGAAGGCGCCGCTCGCCTGTTTCTGCTTGAGTTGATCCACCCAGCGGTAAATCACATACTTGAGTCCGGCCGGGATCGTGGTATAGCCGCCGGTGTAGGTCACTGTGAAGTTTTGAATGCCCGCCGTCCACGAGGGCGAGGTCTCCCATGAGTCGCGTGGGTAGATCGACCTGTTGCGCGGCCACGACCCCACGGAGGACCATGTTACCGCGGCGGCGAACCGGCCCGAGATAGCTCCGAGTTTGGCGACGATCCCCGTCTTGGCGTCTTCGATCCGATACTCGCTGCTATCAATCGTCTGTGTGCTGCCGTCGTCTGCGGTCTGCACGATGGACGCCACGGAGGTTACCGGGTACTCCCTCAGTTGCAGGCGCTCGGTGTCATTGCCGTCGTATGCCTCGGTGCGAGCAACCGACGAGAACCCGTCGTCAAGGCTCCTGCCCGCATACCGGCGGACCGCTTCCGTGGCCGCGTCGATCATCGGCTGCAACTGCGCATCACGGGTCGCGTCGGTCGTGGTGATCCCGGCGTAGGCTTTGTACTCCGCGAGCGTGATGAGGGCGGTTGTCACGGGCGGGCCTCAGTTCAATACGAGCGCCCACAGCGTTGCGACCCCGGCGCTCACGACGCAAGCCGTTTCTACATAAGTCGTCAGGACTTGGCAGCCCAAGAGATCCGTACCGCTGATGGTCACCATGTCACTATAGCGGTAGGTGGTGTCTCTCCAGTCGTTCGTATTGGTGAGGTTGAACGGAAGCGTTATCCCCGCCGCATTGGCGTCCACATTGTCGAGTCGCGTGCCGCCAGGTCCACCACTGCCGTCATCGACGATGGCCGCATTGTGTGAACCCCAGAACCTGAGCACGGGCAATGTGGTAACGCTGCTGGCGACGGGGTATCGACCGACGAGGAAGATCCTGCTCACCCCAGGACCGATGACCAGGGGGTGCATGTTGGCGTTGGCGATGGACCAGGGACGAATAAGGACCGCGGCGGCATCGGCGGCAGCGGTCAGGTCGTCGTGGATCTGGACCCACGACCCATATGCCGATCCCGGATAGGTGACATCGGCGCCGCCCGCCTTGGTCACCAGCCCCGCTCGCACGTTCGCGCCAATCGCCACTGCTTACTTCCCCTTGGGCGGTTTCGCCTTCGGTGGTTTTCCCTTTGGCCTGACCGCCTTGTTTTTGATCTTGCCTGGCTTGACCATAAATCTCCGTGTCCAGCGATGCCGGACACGGAGAGAAATGAGGAGAGAATCAGCCGACCACGACCGAATACTGAGCGAGGCCACGCTTGGCGGCCGTGCTGGGGGCCTCGTCGAGATCCTCGCCAATCCACAGGGCCGTGATGAACGTTGCCGCGGCGGCACAGACCAGGTTGAGTTGGAGATATCGCTTGCGCACACCCACGACAGGAATCGTGACGGCGGACACCAGCCCCGTTCCTGTAGCCCCGGCCAACGTCAGCGGAGATACGCTGAAGTCTCCAAGCGGAACGTCGGTTGCCCCGCTCAGTGTCGTGCTGTTGGTCTGCACGTCCGATTCTTTGATCTTCATTGTGGTCGGAGGCGTGGCCGCCGTCCCACAGAAGATCACGAGATGGACGGCCTTGCAGCCGTTGGTATCGAAGACATAGGAGGTCGGGGTCGCGCCCGTCTCATCCGCCTGCGGGCGGATCGAAATGGCGAACTTGGCTCGTTCAATGCTCAGCATGGCTTGGCCCTCTGGGGCGGCATCGCCGCCGTTGGTTTACGACTCGGCGGTGACGAGGAATGAGTACGGAACGGTCTGATCGGGCTGGGTGGCGTTCGCGGTCCCCAGGTCGTGGCAGTTGACCGCCTTGAATGTGGACACCTGATAGCCGATCTTGCGCTGGTCCCAGTAGCGGTGCGGGTTGGTCTCCATCTCCATTGAGTTGGGAACGTCCCCGACCTTCGTCACCATGTCGAAGTCGCCGAAGTGGGCGCACACCTGACCGTTGGCCTGCGTCAATGGCATGGCGTTGGAGAAAATGACACGGTAGCCCATGAACACCGGCACAGTCATGGAAACGCCGTCGCCATTGAGCACCTGCGCCTGCGTGGTGCCGCCCGTGCCGCCAACCGTCGTGCGCCCGGCCGCGATGTTGACCATGACCTGCTGGAAGAAGTTCCAAGAGCACAACCACGACAATGCCATCGGGTTCTCGACCAGGGCCACGCGCCCGATGACGTTGGTGAAGTCCGTGAACGACAGTTCCGACCAGAGGTTGCCGCTTCCGCGTACACACCCCGAGTGGTACTCGGCGTTCGTGGCGTTGGTGCCGATGGTCCACGTACCGGCGGCATCGGTCACCTGCTTGGACAACTTGCCCAAGAGTCCGGTCTGGTTGAAGTAGGTCGATGAGCCGTCGCCCTTGACGTAAATCTCTTCGAGTTTCTTGTCGATGGCGTAGACCATTTCATTGGTCACGAACTCGCCGAAGTCGATCAGACTCCGCATCAACTGCGTCTTGCTGACCGTGCTCAGGGCCACCATCTCGAAGGGCGTGAGCTTGACCTGATCGCCGGCCGCGTTGCTCTCGGTCGCGGCCACGCCCTCGCCTGGGCTGTAGACCGTCACGCCGCCCGTGCGCCGGGGCACGCTTTCTCCGCTCGGGGCAATCGGGATGATCCCGAGAAGCTGCTGAATGGCCGAGTAGCGGGGACGGATGCGGATCAAGGCATTGCGGAGAACGCTGGGGATCGCGAACCCGCCGCTCGAGAAGTCGTAGGAGACGTTGGCCTTGCGGCAGATTTCAACGCACGTACCCTTGCCCTCGAAGTCCATGCCCGGCGGGACAGCCGCGAGCTTCGCCCATGCGCCAACGAGCATTGCCTCTTCAGCATCGCCGTAGTAGGTCGCGCCCCTGGCGGCCTTGAGGTTGTACGATTTGACCTCGAAGGTCATGGCGTAGTTGACGATGTTGTTGTCTCGGCCGTTGACGTGGCCGACATCCTTGAAGCCACTGCCGCGGTTGGCCTCGGTGCGGGCCTTGACCGACTTGCGGTATTCGGCGGCATCCTTGCCGGTAATGGTGAGCGGCTGGTCATCATCGTCAGCGGTGTCGGTTACGACAGCGGTTGTGACAGCCTTGGTGTCGAGTTTGGCCCAGGCCGCGTCGATGTCCACTGGCGTCGTGCCGTCAGACTCGAAGAACTTGAGTTCAATTCCTTCGGCCAGTTGGTCGGCGACGAACTTCTTGATGCTCGCGAGGTCGGCCGTGCCGGTGTATCCGTTGGCGCGGGCGAATGCGAGAAGTTGCTTGCGATTCATGTTGACTGCCCTCTGAGTGTGCCACTTGTGCATACTCGGGCAGCCAGTGCTCGCGGGCGAATCAGACGATGCCCCGCGACGGGCTATCCGCCGAAGTCGGTCGCGGGAACACTAACAGGGATTGGGGAGCCAGTCAAGCCCTGGCGACACATACCACAACCCGCCGCGCCTTGGACAAGCCCACCGCCCCCCATGCGCTTTGCGGAACGCGGTTTTTCGTGAGCACCTCCCGCGAGCGTGCGGCCTTCCCATCGTCTCCGTAGACCACGGCCAGCGTGCGGGCCGAGACGTTACAAGGCATTGCGGTGTAGCTGACTTCGATCCCACGCCAGGATCGGACAATCCATGCGTCCCCGCCGTACTTGGCCGCCTCTTCCGGCGTGGCAGGACCCGCCTCTTTGACTTCGTATCCGATGGACATAGCCAACCCGCCCGCCTCGGCCAAGACCTGCACCGCCCGCACGGATTCATTGTCGGGGTCGTTATTGAGGGCGGCGCGGCAGAGCCAGCCGTTTCCAACGCGCTTGAGGCTGCGTAGGCGGGCCACAGCCATCGTCGATGAATAGCAGTGGTCAAGAAAGACGTTTCCATTGGCCTGGAAGTAGGACCAATCGGCCCCGTCCGGCATGACCCGCTCGCCTTCCAGGTCAAGATCATCGGTCGTGGCCATCGACACGATTTCCATCGGACCACCGGCCGACTTTTCGACCCGGCTGGACTTGCACACAAGCCCGATGACGCCAAGCCGGGATTCCTGTCTCAGTCCGGCTTTGCGGGCGTGCCGCGAACGGATCTCGTTCAGGATGTCGGTTCCGATCATGGCGATTCCCCTTCCGTCGCTACGTCTGACTTTATGTTGAGACAGGCTGCGAGTTTCTGGCCAAAGGCCATGACTTCGTTCAGTTGCATGAGCGCCCCGCGCCCGAGTTCCGCCGCCTGATTGATCCTCTCGGCCTGCCCTTGCTGCATTCGATCCGCGCCCGCCAATACGAGCGAGGGCTTGCGGGCGTTTTCTCCAATCTCATCGCTCAGACAGAGGAGTATCCGCGCCTCCCGGCAGGAATGCTCAAGCAGGCTCAGGTACAGCAAGACCTCCCGCCGCTGGTTCGTGGTGGCCTGGCTTTCGTGGCGGGTCATTCGGATTCCTTGATGATGCCGGACTTGTTGAAGGCGACCATTACTCAGTCTCCGGGTAGACGTTGATGATGGTACAGCGGCAGTTGGGATGGGCGGGAGGCGCCAACACCTCGGTGTCCGTAAACGCATCGTCGATGGGCACGGGATCGGGGTTGGCCTCTGCGATGGATTCGCACACCGGGCATGGGCCGCCGGCAACCAGCCACTTCTTGTGGGTGGCTCCGTTCTCGCGGGCTGCCAATCGAGAACCCTCATTGGACGCGAAGCTCGTCTCTGTCCGTGCGATCATCTCAGCGCGGTTGGCGCTGAAGTCCGGGGCCTCTTCCTTGATGCCGTCCCTGATCTGGGCAATCGTCATGTCCTGGGAGATTCCATCGACCACGCGGCTATTCAGCGTTGACCGCAATGAGTCGGACACCTGGGTCACCATGCGGGCGGCGTTGGTCCGCGCCCACGACACGGCATCCAGGTTTGCGGCAAGACTGAATGAACCGCGCACTCCACCCGCCTCATCCTCTCCCGACGCCTGCATGATCCTGGGGATGGCCACGTACATGATCCGCTCAAGCTCGGGCATGAAGCGGTCGATATTCACAACGCCCTCTACTGTCACGCCCTCGCTCATGGCTCGCGCGTACCAATCGTTCACCCGCGCCTCAAAGTCTGCCAGTTCGGATTCGACCTTTTTGGGTTGATTGGGAAGTTCTGCGTCCTTCGTACTTACTTTCTTGGCCGCCTTCGTGCCGTCGCTAGGAGAAGCTGGCTTGGTGGCCACATCGCCACCATCACCGTTATCTCCAGCCTTGGGCGGATTCCCGCCTCCCGCATCGCCGTTTCCAGTCGTGACGGACTCAGTTGCTGGCCTGGCCTCCAGGCCGTCAAAGATCGCATTCAACTCCTCCTGTGGGATCTGCGGCATCGAAGCCTTCGCTATGGCCTTGGCCACGCTCGCATCAATGTCTCCGCTCCGCACCGAAAGGACAAGGGCCTGAAGCGATGCGGTCTGTTGAGGACCGGCCCTGTTGCTCGCGTCCACATCGACGCCGTGATAGCGGAACTTCTCATCGGGCTTGGCAGCGGAGTCCTCAATCTCAAGCATCTCCCGCGCCTCGGGCTGATTGATGACGCCACCCTCTAATAGCAAGGTCGCTTCCTTGACAAGCGCTTCGCGGTCCTCGGCAACCGGGTTGTCGAACGCAAACCACATCTCGCCGGGTTCGATGCCGAACTCCGGAAGCAAAAACTCCGTCAACTCTTCCGCGAGTTTACAAATGCGGGGGTTGATCGTCTGACCGAGATAGGTCGGGTCCGCCATTTCGGCGCTCGCCAGGGCGGCCGACCCCATCTTCCACATCGACTCTACCCATCCCGCTGCGAGGAAGATGTGGTCGCGCACGGATTGCAGACCATCCTTGTAGTTCATTTCGATGGGCTTGACGCCGATCTTGTTGGCCTTTGCCATGCGCAGGATCAGGGGCATACCCGACTTCTGCACGCCGCGGACCTGGGCGTTGATGTCGGCCGCGATCTGCAATGCCTGTTCGCGCGTCGTGTTCTCGTCAACCTCTATGACCATGCCGGGGTTGCCGCCGTTGTTCCAGCGGGCAATCTCGGATTGAAGGGCGGCGTTCTCCATGTCGCCGGGCAACTGCATCGCCTGTGGCCATGACCATGTATACAGCGGATGATCCGGGGAAGAAAGATACTTCCCGTAAATCACGTCGCCGGATTCATAGAACAACTCTTGGGCGCGGTTGCGGCCATACCAGTAGCCACGAATGAACGTCGCCTGATCGGCTTGCACTCGCACCCACTGCGGATACAGGTGGTAGAGGCTCGTCGGCCAGCCCGCCGTATCTCTCTCGCCTTTATAGAGGTAGTTCTTTCCAAGCGACTCGCGGAACCAGAAGAGCACCTGCATCCAATCCGTGCCTGTGTTGTGGATGTTGGGATTGTGCAGGATGGAGATTGCGGGATGGTCTACGACCTCTTCGATTTCACCCGCGTCGTTCGCATACTCCAACGCCTTGCGGCCCGGCGTGATCCTGCCATCTCCCATGAAGAACCGAGCCGACTTCCGGGACAGCTTCCGCCCCGGCCAGAGCTTCGATCCTGATCCCGATGCCTTACGGAACAGCCTGATCCTCTGGTCTGCACACACCATCGCGTTCTTGGAGACGGCGATAGATAGGGAATCTGAAATGCACCGCTGCACCATCGCGGCGTCGTGGGCGCTGTAGGTGTAGCGGCTGGTTGCAACCTCGCTCGGCAGCACGGTCGCGTGCGCGAACGACGCCATTTCTTTGGATGGAGCCGGGTTTGATGGTTTCTTTTTCGTAGCCCCGCGAGCCATGCTCATGCCTTTGTCCACCATTCCGGGTGGCTGTTGCTCGATAATACCAAAGAATCTGGGTTGATGACCATGGCGCCGCCCCGAATCAGGCTCATCGTCATGTACCGTGTCGCATCCAAGCCGTGATTGTCGCGGTCTACCGGCTCATCCTTCGTCACCTTATCCCGGTGCTGCTTCCAGCAGTAGGCGTCGAACTCTTCGATTGTGCTGGTTGGACGCTTGGCGTCGGCGAGGTTGGTGTCGAGTTCAACCAACGCCCCGCGAAGGAAGTATAGACGTGGCCTGCCGTTCCCAGCCTTGAGCAGCCGTGTCCGCACTGCGTCGATGCCGGAAGTAATGTCCTTTTTCGCCGGGACCGTATCAACCCCATGCCGATGTAGCGTCTCGCGGTCTTCCAGGTCGTGATCGGCTACGGTCGTCTCATACGACTCGCCCTCAGACAGACGCTTGACCTGTGCCGCATGGTCCTGCACGATCCTGCCCGACATATAGAGTTCGCGGTAAAGATACCAGCAATCGTCATGGCCCGCCCACCACTGGCAGACGAATGGGTCGTTGAACCCGAAGTCGATGGCCCGACGCTTCGGCCAGTTCTGCCAACCAGATGGCATCGCGTCGATGATGTGGCCGCCCGGCGCTGGGTCGAACTCGGGATAGACCAAGCCCTCAGAGGCCGCCCACCTGCCATCGCGGAGTCGTGCGCGGCGATGACCCGTGAGCCTGTCGAGCATTCCCAGGTAAATCTTGCCCGCGGCGGTCGGCTCGTTCGCGGCATGGTCCCACAGCATCGGGTTATCCTGGTGCCGCGTGACGAATCGACGCATCTTGCCGGCGTTGGCTCGGCGGTTGAGCCAGTGGGACGGATGACCGGGGTTCGTCTCGGCGATGATCTGGGAATAGGCCGTCTTATTGTGCCTCCCGAGACGCGTGGTCAGCACTTGATACTCATCCTCGGTGAACTCGATAGCCTCGAAACACCAGATCCGGTCCCATTCGGTCGAAAGGACGCGATCCGAGTTGTCCATGCCCCCAACCACGATGGTTGATCCATTGGTGTAGTCGTAGCTGTGCCGGTGCGCACGCCGGGGACCACTCGCGACAAGAGGATGACCGTGCCCCAGCACCTTGCCCTCGAAGGTCACGAGGATGGATTCGGTCATGCTCGCCCGCGTTTTGCGGATGAAGAGTTGTCGCGATCCCGGATACTTGTCCGCGACCTTGTGGGCCTTCACACAGTCGCCCAGGGACTTGCCGGTGCCCGCGGGACCCTCTACCAACACCTCCGGCTCCGTGCATCTCAGGGCGTCCCGTACGCCGCCGTGCGGCTCGTAGGTGTCGGAGGTCAAAACGCCTCCTCCTCGACACCCTTGATGCACCGAACTGTCCCGCCCAGGTTCTCCGTCGCAAGTCCAAGGTCCAATCGGTCAGACTTGTCCGCAATCTCCATCAGCTTCAGGTCGTGCAAGGCCATCTGCATGAGTAGTCGCTGCCCAGCCCGTGACAGGCGAGGCTTATCGCTCTTGGACAGTTTGACCGCCTCCGCCTTTAGCGCGCCGTAGTCGATGGAGAATGCGTCGATGTACCCGGCACGGATCGCCCGCGTTAGCATCCCAGCCGACCCACGCGCCTTGTTCGGGTTGCTCAGGTCTTCCAATAGGTCAACAAGGCTAGTGCGACCCCCTGCCCCTTTGTCATTGTTGGGGGCCGGAGTGGGGGCGTGGGCATCCATACCAGATTCTACCTGCCTGCCTTATTGAGAAACGATTCTCAGTAAGGAATGTCGCCGCCAATTTCGCAGGCTGTTACACGACGACCCACACTGTTTTTTCCGACCGTCCAACCCGATTCGCTTATTGAGAATGAGTTATCAGTAAGGCGAGATTCCGCGGCGTATGCTCCGCCGATCCCTTTGAGTTGCGCGCAGAACGAAAACGGCCCCTCCGACAATGGAAGGGCCGTCGCTCATAGTGTCCACGCCGGGTTTCTCGGCGCGGCGTGGTCAGGTGTTGCCCGGTCCCCACTCAGCCATCCTGGGGCACAGCCGGTACAGGGCCTCGCCCGCGATGACCAGGCCCAGGCCCAGCGGCGTGGCGTCGTGGTTGATCATCCAGTGGCACGGCCAGCCGCCCGCGACCAGGACGACAGCGCCGGCTACCCACAGCAGGACGCGGGCGTTGACGGTGACGGGGAGCGGATGGGGCTTTGGGGTTGTCATATTCGATCAGGCCAGGAATGAAGCGACGAAGAAGAACATCCCCACCCACCCGGTTTGGAAGTGGATGCTCCCAACGCCCCATTCAGTCAGCCCCGCCGTTGCGAACAGCAGGAAGATAAGGGCGATGATGAGCAGGATGATTTTCAGGTTCGCTCTCATGGCTTAGAGGGCCTTGGTGGCCGGGGGCGTGTTGGCGAACAGGGCCGCAGCGAGGGCGTCGTCCTTGGCCGTGATGACCGCCAGGGCGTCGGTGACGGGCTTGAGCTGGTCGGATGTGGCGCCGCCGGCAATGGCCGCGTCAACAGCGGTCTGGATCTGGGCCGGGATGCCGTTGATGAGCGCCACGGCGGCGTCTTCGAGGGTTGCGGCCCGTGTCATTTCGTCGATCAGGGGTTGGAGATTGGCTGGCATTGTGGGAACTCCTTGCAAGGGTTGTGCGTCCGGGCTTCAGCCCTTACGCGGGAGGAACGGACTTGGAAGCTTCCTCAAGAGCGTCACCGGACGCCTTGAGCTTTACTGACGCGGCCTGGAGCGCCGCAAGTTGTGCTGGGTCAACGGTGATTCCGCCAGAGGCGAGAACCGCGTCGATCTTGTCGCTGATGTGGCGCAGCATCCGGTGCTGGTGCCAAAGGGCCTGGACGATCCATTGATCGGTCGGACTCATGGCGGGAGTATACCTGCCCTGGACCGCAACCGTGTGAGAGGAAAGTTACCCGATCAGGCGTACCAGTACGGGTCGTCCCAAACGATGTCGGTCGGGGCGTGGGGCATGGGGCGCCCCGATTCGCGCGGGATGAGGTGATTGGGAGGAGGGGGCAGTAGCGGGTAATCGGGCCACCATTTTGGCGTCCGCGCTGGCCTGCCCGGCGGCTGTGGCTGCGTGTCGCGGGGTTCTTCCATGTCGGGCATGTCACGCCCCAGACGAGAGTTCTGCCTGCTTGAACCACTGCCGGGCCGGGTTGTCCTGGGTGTCGAGGTAGTTGACGAGGTAGAAGACCACCCCATCCCGCTGCATCACGGCCTCGACGGTCCCCGTAAGTTCCGGGGCCACGATCAGGACTGAAGCCCCATCATCAAACGACGGTATTGCCCATGCCATTAGTGCTGCTCCTCCCGATGCTGGTACACGATGCCCTTGAGTTCCGCCAAGTCTACCTGGATCTTCGTGAGTTTATCCGAGAGTTCCTTGCGGTTCGCCTCGGCATCCGCGAGGGCCTTATCCGCGACCTTCTTGGCTTCGTCGGCCTTGGCGTCCGAGGCCCGCAGGCTTTCGGCGTTGTTGGACCTGAGTTGTCCTAGAGCTTCGTGGTCGGTCCAGATCACCCAGCCGATGAAGCAGATGAGCGCGAAAGCGATGGCGCCCACCGCCCGTTCAAAGTTCCCAAGATAGACCGTCTCCTGGCCGGACTCGTTGACCTTCTTCGTCATGTGAGGCCAACTTGCCGTGAGCCAGCTTTGTGGGAGCGCTTCCACGCCCGAATCCTTGGGGTGCCGCGTGAATACGACGCAAGTACGGTGTGAATCACGGATGGCCCCTGAGAACGGCGACGATGCCGAAGATGATCCCCGCCAATCCTACCACAGCCACGAGGATAGCCCATCCCTGCCCTAGTCCCTTTGACTGGGACTGTCTTTCGAGGGTTGAGTCTTCGAGGACCTTGAGCCGCATCTCGGCCTCGGCCCGCGGCATGAGCGTGCGGAACTGATCGGCTAACTGCCCCCTGAACTCATTGACCGCACTGAACCGATTGTCTGTGGCTATCTCCGCCTTGGTCACGGCCCTCTGCATGGCGGAAAACCGTTCGTCGTTGAGTTTGATGTGCCCATCGAGCTTGGAATCGATCAGGTTCCGCTCGGCGAGGATGCGCGATTCGATGTAGTCGCGCAGTGGGACGGGGCTTGGTTCGCTCACGGCTATCCCCGTCTTACGGCAGCGTGGGGATGCCTGGCGTGGTTGCCTTGCTCTTACTCACGCTGTCGGGCGTTGCGTTCCAGACGGCGATAGCGGCTGGGTGGTCAAGTGTGCTGGCCAACATCGCGTCGTGAACAATGATCTGGGCTGGAGTGGCCCCTGTCGCAATCATCGCGTCAGAGGATGCGACCGCAGCCGCGCCCTTTGCCGCCGCCGTGGTACTGGTGCTTGTCCCTCGCCAGTTGCCAAGCAGGGTGCCAACAGCGGTCAGGACCGCCGCGAACCCGTAGACGTACGGCGCAGCCGGCCCAGTGAATGGCGCGATGGCACTGGCTCCAGCGGCGCCCTGGTTCACTCCGCCGATCACGCTGTCGAGCTTGTCGGCGTTGGCCTGGGTCTTCGCATTCAGGTCGGTGATCGCCTTTTGAGCCTCGTTGCTCTGGGCAACGCTCTGGTCGCGGACAGACCTCGCCTGCTCGATCTGGGCGTTCAGGGCTGCGATCTTGGAGGTGTCGGTGCTGTTGGCGTTCCGCAGGTCGTTGATCTGGCTCTGGAGGTACTGCATCTGCGCGTTGGCGGCCGTGGCATTGGTGTCGGCCGTGGTCTTGGCCGTGGTGAGGGCTTGCTGCTTGGCGACGGTTTCGGGGCTGTTGGGCAGGGCGCAGGCGACGATGAATAGGCAGGCGAGGACGGCGGCGATCAGAAGCGAGCAGTTCCGCATTGGGGTTCTCCTTGGGAGGAGTATACCGTTCAGCGCATGAAAAAACCCGGCGCACGGACTCTGAATCCGCCTAGGCACGCCGGGCATGGAGACTGCTTAGTCGTGTGAGCGACGTTCCTGCTTGGTTTCCGCGTCAAGGTTCCGCTGATAGCGGCATAGGACCGTCATCGGATCGTCGATGAAGACCGTCCCGTGCGGCTTGTCGTGCCCGGGATCATGGACAATGGCGCCGGGCCTGTCGAACACGATGCACGGGCCGCGCAAGTCCGTGTCACTCTCGCCCCACTTCGCCGGCCGGTAGAGCTTCACGCCTTCCAGCGAACGAAGCCGATGGTGCGATCCCTGCCCGCTCTCGGGAACCAGTTGACGATCCGCGTCGGTCGGCTTCACGACGAGGATGTAGTCGTTCGGAATCTGCGAAACGACCTCGATGCCCAGGTCCCCTTGCCACACGCCGTCGCCCGCTTGATGCGTCGAGTTCAGGTGAAAAGGCAGGCCCGGCGCAACCGTCTCGGTATGGGCCTTGAGTTTCTTGGACACTTGTTCTGCCGTTACCATTCGATTTCTCCATTCAGGTTCTGGACAACACGCGGAAGGGGCGTGACCCTGCTAGCCATTGGCGGGCAAGCTCGCACGTTTTGACGGTCGGCGGCACTTGAAGAGGCGGGCACACGCGACCTGATGGGCAGGTTGGCCAGAGGTACACCGCGCCGTTTTTGTCTTTGAGCAGGGCCTCGTGGGTGTTCTCGATGTGGTTGGGCTGCTCATCAAGGACGATGGCGCCGGTTTCGGCGAGATATCTGCCGATCCCGAACCGTTGGATACGGATGGCACGGATGTCGTTGTTTTCCTCAGACTCAATCTCTTTGATCGTCTGCGTGTGCGGCTCCAACACGACATGCGCAGGAACCAAGTTTCCATCCAGGAAATAGAGGTTTTCTATGTCGTTCTCAAGCGTTGATCCCTCGTCGCAATGAAGTGTGCGCATGCCCCGCTCGGTTCTCACCACTACTTTCGGCTTCGCCACCCAGTAGAGGTGCGTAGGCGTCCAAACGAGCATCCATGCCCCAGCTACGAACGCCTCGTAGCATGGCCACGCCCAAGTCTCGACCTTGGTAGCCTTGATTTGGCGAGCCCCAATCGCAAATGTTGCGAGCCAGGAAAGATCCCAACTCCAATACCAAGCTGATCTGAGCAAGCACCAGTTTCCGAAGCGGCGGTATGCACGGGCGTCACTGGCGTCACTGGCGGCACGGGCGTCACTGGCGGCACTGGCGGCACTGGCGGCACGGGCGGCACGGGCGGCACGGGCGGCACGGGCGGCACTGGCGGCACGGGCGTCAC